CGGCAACCTCGATTTCAGAGTCTTCTCGAAGCTCTTGGGAGAAGTGGTTGTCGACCATTAAGACGACGCCAACGGTGTCTGTCCCATAGACCCCGCTTGGGTCTTCAAATTTTGAGTACATCCCCGCCACTGGCGGCCTAGCTCCGATGCTAAACTCTCCGTCAACAGCGAGCGAGATCATCAAGTCGTCGATAATCGCCGGATTGTTAAAGTTCCAAGAGTTTGTGTACGCGTACTGGTATCCGTTTAGCGGCCCGTGAGAGGTTGTAAAGTCTACGGTCCCCTGGGTCGTTGAGGCCGCGGCCCAAAGGGCCCAGTCTTCTGGCCAGTCATTTGGTGCGCCGCCGCCGACCGACCGCGGAACAAGGCCGACGTTGCTAACGCCGTACCCGTATCCCGGTTTGTCGTTGAGGCCAACCGTCTTCACCACGTATGGGTTTTGTGCGTCCTGTGTTGTGCCCAGGGTGAGGTATGAGTTGTTGGCTATTTGCATCCACGGGAAGTGGTGCGCGTAATAGTGTGTCTGGGTGGCGGCCAGCCCTCCCGTAGACACCTCGCACGCGTCGTAGTCGCGGTTAGGCCGGTAGCCAAACACAAACTTGGTCTCTGTGTAGCGGCTAAGGACGTCCCCGGCGGGGATGTTGTTAACGTGGTCAACCGACTCAGCGAGGGCCCTATCAATGCGGCTTCCGTCCACAGTCGTCTTTTCAGAGAACTGCTCGTCGGTAATGTGCCGGAGAGACTTTTTGTGTGTGTACGTCGTCATACGAAAGACCCGATAACGTTTGCAGCCAGGATTGTTCCGAACCCGGAGTAGCCCGTGGCGATGCACCCAACAACCTTAACGTCCGCAGTGGCGGCTGTGTTGTTGATAGCATCGCCGCCGGAGCCTGACTGCCGGACAAAGTAGCAGCCCATGAAGAGCACATGAGCCGGGGCCGTAACCTTCACGCATGACCGAAGAGGCGTGTCTTCGGTGAGGACGAACGTGCAGTTGCGAAACAGCATGTCGCCGACGCCAGACACCAGGACCATCTCCGAGTCGAGGTCTGCGGTAGAGGTAAATGTGATCCCATCAACCATCGCGTAAGAGCTTATGGTGACCGGCTTCACGCACTCAATCTCTGTGTTTAAGGCGATCACCCTGCTGTATGGCTTAGACAGCGCAAACGGAGCAGACTCTCCAAAAGGAGCAACCATTACGTTGTGCGACTCCTTGGCCTCTTCGGGGATGTCGCCCTCTTCTGCGGGCGCAATGGCGTTAAAGAAACGCTGCGCGCGCTCGGTTGACAAGTAGCTGACGTAGTCGGGCGTAGACATCTCCTCAAGAGGAGACAGGACCTGGCCTCCGTCGACGAGCTTAGTGACCATCTCGCCTCCTTCCGCCAACCGTTCTTACGACTGCCTTCACGCTTTCCAAGACAAGTCTCTCGGCCTTGTTGCGAATCATGCCCCAGACCATGTAGGTGATGTGGCCGCCCTTGACGCTGTTGCTCATGGCCACAACGTCTACCTCCTCGTCATCGACAAGGTAAGTGTCAGCCAGCGTAGAGGTGCTCGCTATATTGCCGTAGTGCACGTGGTCGCCAGTAGAGTTGGCTGAGAACACCTTAGTGCTCAGAGCGGATGCGCCTAGGTACCTTGTGCGCAAAGTCTCGGTGTCCAAGACCTGGCTCACGGCCTTTGCTGCGTCTGTTTGCGTTGGGGCAACGTCAACAATTTGCGACACCCACCCCTTGAAGTCCGACGCCACAACCGTGTTGTAAATTCCTACGGGCCAGTTAGGGCTGACTCGGTCTGCGGCCACAGCCGTCCCGTGGGACAGCATGCGAGTGTACGTGCCGCGCGCCTTGTGCTGGCTGTCGTCGTCTAGGCCAATCTGAGCCGACTTGTAAGCCCAGTCTACGGGCTGGGCCTTGCTGTTGCTGCCAATGCGGTTGTTCCCTAAGAAGCCCCCGGCCCAGACGTAAGAAGGCAGGTTAACGACCGTGCCTCGCGCGTCTTCAATGGCAGCCTCAACAATCTGTATTCCAAACCCGACAGTCGTTGCGTTTACGGAGCCGCCCGCACGGCGTCGCATTGGAATGTAAAACAGCCGCGCCCGCTGAAACGGGGGAGCGTTGACGTAAGGGCCTGCTCCCCACGACACGCCTGCCGCTACCGGGGTTGGGCCGTCCCAGTAAATCCTAAACTCGTTCCCGGCGGCGTTAATTGAACCGCTGCCGTAAATCCTGAACTCACACGTTCCGGCGCTCGCCGTCCCCCCGCCCCAGTGGCCGTACCCAGAAATAGAGGCAACTCTTTCTGCCGGGAACATCGCGTTTACGATGCTGTTTGACGTGTGCTCAAACACTGGCTCCCAGTGCGTGTTGTCAAACGTAAACTTCAGGCGAAGTTCGCGTAGCTGTGTCGGGCTCGTTTGGCCGCCAGCAGCGTTTAGGCCCTTAGACGGCTTAACTATCTCGACAGGCAGCCAGTACGCGGGCGTGTCGATAGTGATGTTTGGAGTGCCAGCAAAAACCCTCCCTGGCTCAATCGGGATTGGCTCTTGGAAGTACAAGCCGCCGTCTTTTGCTTCCTCGATAACGCCAGCGGCCGATGCCGCAGCGGTGCGCACATAGCCGCCAACGCCCATGCGGTAGTCTTCGTCTTCAACGCTGCGGTCTACACCGCCGCCCCTGCCGTATCGCAGGTGGCAAATGCTGTTGTTGTAAGTGCCGTACTGGGGCCCTCCAGACGTGGAAGACTCCATTAGCTCGTTCTCAACCCCGCAGGTGACAAAAATGTCCGCTTCATCGGCCATGACCATGGGCCGCTTAATGTTGTCTAGCGCGCCCACGCGCGGAGTAGTGCCCTCTTCTTTGGCAATGGACTCAAGCGGCCACACAGCCCACTCCTGGCCCACGTACGCAACGATGGCGTTGAGAGACGGAAACGAGAACATTGTAGCGTCTAGCTTCTCGTTATACGCAGCGGTCACCATGTCAGACGAGTGCCGATAAAACGACCTAGGCGTTGGCCAGCCATTGTCAGCGTGGGTTTGTGTCGCGTCGATGTGCCCGTTGTCCGTAAAGTAATTGTTTAGCGGGCTTGATAATTCGTCAGTAAAAAATGGGTCGATCGGGTCCGAAATGCGCTCTAACTTCGCAACGCCCGACATCTGATAGACGCCGCGCGAGTCCGACCAACAAATTGCCTGTTTTTTTCTCACAATGGCGCCAGGCCCAGAACAGCCAACCCCGTCAGACACCTTAATAGTCCTGCCGAGCGTTGACACAGCGCCAGACGACAACTGCACAAGCCACGTCTCGTTTTTCGTAAACGCGTACAAGTTGCCGCTTAAATACTCCAGCGCTGTCACGGACTCGTCTGTTGGCAGCACAAACGTGTTTGACGCCTTAATCGACCCAGGAAACCCACCGTCCGTAACGTACACGTTGGCGCCTGTGGCAAGCACCAGCGCGCCTCCCGCCTTGCAGCCTGCGGCAGGCTTGGGAAACGCCGCTTCCCCTAAGTAAGCATACGACGCCGCTTTGACAGAAGATGGCTCAACCGCAGGCACTTTTTTAATAAAGCAGCATTCTGAGTAAGGGGGCGCAGTGCCGTGGCCGAGCGCCAAATCACCGTTGCTTACTGCGCCTGTGCCCGTCCCACGGTATTGCGTGCTTAACTGCCTGCGCCTCATTTTTCTCAAAGAGACGGGCAGGTACGAATACAGGCCAATGTCTTCGTTGCCGAAGTACAAGATGTCGTTAATCTCAGCAAACCAGACCTGCTTTAGCGCGTCTCTGTTTAGAGTCGAGCGCGTAAAGCGGGCGTAGTCCTTGCTTTGCGTAGACTCAAACGCACCGTGCCTGTCAGTAATGTTGGCCGTAACGATAGGGTTAGAGCCAGACAGGAACGAGGGCCTGGCGATTACAGGATCTTCTGACGTGTGTTTGTAGACCGGCTCTTCCCACCGGCCGCCAGAGTCTACGTCGTAAATAGAGACGTGGTAGGTCGACTCGACGATTGACCGCGGGTCAGAAACGACAGACCCAACGCGCACCGTTGAGGCAATCACAGTTACGATCTGCCTGTTGCCCTTCTTTGCCTTAATCAACGAAGAGCCGACAACCCGGCGGTACCCGTTGTCTTCGCGCCACGCCCCCGACGAAGAACCCCCAGCCAGCATCCACCCAGCCATCAAGGTGTCCACCTGCGCCAACTGGCCGAAGCCCTTTCGGACCTCCCAGGCGTTTTGGCGCCGCAACATGTTGAGGACTACCGTGCCTTTTGACGGAGCGTCAGCGCTTGTGCCGCCTTGAAGAAGCTCAACCTCTGGGCCCCGGTTAGCCACTACCAGGACTCGTCTAACGTGTGATAAATCTCGTTCACGTACATCGGGCCATCGACGTCGCGGCCTGCAATGTAGTTCATGAAATCGTTTTCGCGAACAACCATCTGAGCCATAAGCGCCGGGTTCTCGCCGCCGTCCCTAATTGTGTAAGACTTTGCGGCGTACAAAACGATCAAGTCGTGCCAGTCAACCATGTCATCGAACTGCGCGTCAGCAGCGCCGAATGAAATCGTAGGCGTCTCCGGAACGTAATCGAGAACATACGAGCCGGTTTGCCTTTCTGGAAAACGCAGCACACTGCCATCTAAAAAATAACCGTCTGGGCTTGCCTGCAACGACCGCCTAGACGGCAACCCCTTTAGCATCCGAAGCTCGTCGCCAGTTCCAGCCTCAACCTTTCTAACGCTCAAAAGCATTGTTAATCGCGGGCTGGTTAAAGCAGACGCCCCTAAGACCCTCACAGGGTTAGCTGCCAACGACAGGTCGTAGCTATCTACGTTTGACAGAGCCAGCGTTATTGACGTGGTGTACGTCGATGGGTTGCAAGAAATTACGCGGTTACGAAACTCCCGGTACCCCTGCTGCACGTACGCCTGTGCGTTAGCGTCCGTTACAAAAGTCTGGTCGGGCTCGTCAATGTACGATCTCAAAAGAGCCAGCAACGCTGCGCCGTTCATTAGAGCCCTCCTTCTCGCATGTTAGCCTCTGCGCCGCGAGACAGCACGTTCTCCGCGCCAACCTGCGCCGCAGCCTTCGGCATCTGCTTCATGGCCTCCTCAGAGGCCTGAGCCTGCGTTTGTGGGGACTTAGGCGCCTGCAGGCCCCCCAATAGGTCCGTGGGGCTGGATTGCGGCATTGGAGGCGTTCTAGGGTACACAAACCCTTGCTGTAGCTGCTGCTGGTATACCTCAATAGGCTGACCCCACGTCGCGATAGAGATGACAACGTCGACGATGCGGTCTTGTGCTTCTTCTGGTAGGCCGTAGAAGTCTTCGGTCTGCGTGAATTCCTCGAAGACTGTGGCAAACGCCTTGAGGTCGTCTGTTGGGAGGATCTTAATGTCCATCCCCATCTTGGCCGCTTCAAGCACCTCTTGCGCGTGGCTGAGGCCCTGGACGTGCTTGGTGATGTAAGAGTTGCCAGTAGACATGGAGATCTCCTCCATCGCCTGCTCCGGCGCCATAAGCCCCATCTGGGCCAACTGCATGACCCTGGAGTCCCGCTCCTGCTGCCCGTACTTAAACATCGAGCCAGCCTGGATGAAGATCTCCGGGTCGCCAGACAACTCTTCCGACTTAATCGCCCGGTAGGTAACCTTGCCAAGGTTGTCCATCATGCGTGCCATCTTGCCCTCTTTGTAGTGGGCCTTCATCAACTCCAAAACAGACAGGAACGTGTTCTTCACCGCGTTCTCAATGTTTAACTGAGTGTGCTGTAGCTGGCTCGTGTCCTTGTCAGCAAGGACCTGCATACCAACGCCGGACTCAACACCCACGGCGCGCTTGCCAAGCGTGACAGAGTGAGCGCCAGCGGTGTCTGAAATCTCCGCCTCCAGCCTCATGATGTGCTCAAACGCGTACTGGGGCATTGCGGCAGGGGGAATCTGCTGGGGAGGCGGAGAACCGGCGTTGTGGTAGACGATCTCCCCAGGCATGTCCGAAATAGACCGCTTCTGGATTCCTGACGCGCGCGAGGCCACCCACTTGGGGTGCGCCATCAAACGGAACGTCTTGAGGATCTGACTACGCGCGACGTTGTAGTAGTACTGCAAGTCAATCAACGGCACGATCAGGCCAAGGCCCCAGAGCCTGCGCGGGATCGTCGTGTACTTGCAAACATGGATTGGGACAGTGGACGTAACGGCACTGTCCTCCTTGTAGAGGTACGTGTCGCCCATGACGATAGCGTGCCGCCCGTCTCTCCAATACGTCTCAAACAACTCAACCCTGTTACGAGGCTGAATCTTTGCGTTCTGCTGCTCTTGCACATCCGTAAAGCCAATCTCGTCGATCTGCTTCTTGAACTCTGGGTACGCCCGCTTCAGGTCTTTCTTTGTATGGAACGAACGGATAGCCACCCACTGGGACTCCTCGACGCTCGCGCTTCCTTTCTCAAAATACAAATCGTAAGGAGAAATGACCTCACAGCGCACATTGCCGTCGTCCGGGTCGTAAAAAACGTGAATGGCCGAAGTGCCACACGTAAGAAGGTCAGCAAGCAGCCGCTCTCCCACGCGCTGGAACTCGACCTGCTGCCACCAATACTGCAACGCAGCCAAAGACGTCTTGGCCTTTACCACGTCAGACGAAGACGGAGAGGCAGGCAACACAGTGGCTCTTGGAAACGCCAACGCTAGTCGGGCCATAAAGTTACGATAGACGTTAAGCAGCCGGTTCGCCGTTAACCTGTCAGTCCGCTTGCCGGTTAGCTGGCGCCAAGACTGGTCGGTCTGGCGAGCCTGGAGGTCCATCCACTGGTTGCCCTCAAGGAACAACGTGGCCTTATCCCACTCAAGCTCTAACGGCTTGCGATCGTTCTCAAAGTCCTTGAGCTTGCCGACTAGGCCATCTGGGAACTTAGCGGCCATTACTCTTCGTCCTCTTCGTCGTCTTCCCAGGGCCACTTTTTGGGCAAATACTTCTTCGCGCCTGCGGTCGCGAGGGCGCCCATGTCCTCGGTCTCCCCGCGCACAGCGCCAGCGGCGGCACTTCCGATACTCTTTCCAGCAGCCGCTCCAGCGGCCATGCCCGCAGGACCACCGGGTGCGCCCAGCAGGGCCCCAATGATTGAGCCGCCAACCCCAGCGACCTTCTTGCCCTTTTGCGTTTGGGCGTCTTCGACGCGCTTAATGGCTGCCATGTGGGCCGCGTCGTTCTTCTTAAACAGGTCAGCCATACATATCTTCCTCGGTCCAGTGGCTGGGGGGAATATAGTCCCTTTTCGCCTGCTCGTCGCGAACTAACTCAACGCGCTGTCTCTCGCCGAGGTACCAAAACCACCGCCCTAAGACGGCAGAAAGCCCCATGAGACACAGACACAAAACGAGTTCCGCACCTGTACTCATGGGGCCTCCTTATTCTCAGCAGCGCTGTTTATTGGGTCAGGATTCCCTGAACATAAACAAGGCAACTGCTTGTGCCGCTAACATGCGCCTTAGTAAGGCGAAGCGTAGCGCCGCCAGCGACGTTGCTGTGGTCAGGGTCAACCAGCGCAGCGGCCATCATCTGGCCCTTAGTCTTGCCACTCATGGTAACAACGTCGGTAATGTCGTCGGCACCAGTGCCGTTTACCAGCTTGACCGTGTTAGCCACGCCGCCGTTTGTTCCCAGAGCGATGACCTGCATGCCGGTCACCTCGAAACGCCGTCCCGTGGGAATCAGCAGATCGTAGTTACCAGCGCCAGCGGTTGGAAGCGTGAACTTGTAGCAAGTCACTCCGCCTACCCCTAGCTCAACCGCAGTTGCTCCTGCGGCAGAAGTCAGGTTGCTCGGAACCAACGCTCCGACCAGCTTGTTGTCAATATCAGTAGTGAACGCGTCGACATCGGTTTTGTTCCCAAACTCGTACGTGTTCAACTCTGTCACATTTGAAAGAGGCATCGTTTACTCCTATCGGGCCAAGCCGGTCAGAATCGCATTAGCGTTCGGCCGGACACAGACGAGGTTGTAGTCCCATTCGAGGAAGCCCTCGATACGAGCGGAGCCCTGGACCTTGTTGATGATGCGCCCGTCCTCATCGGCAAAACCGATGGGAGAAAGCTCGGCAACCTTCCAGTGCTTGCGCTTGATGAAGATAAGCATGCCGTTGTCGACGTGCCGTGAGGTCTTCATCGGAATGCCCGCATAGGAGATGCTGCTGAATCCACCGTCAGCGCGCTTCTTCGACGAGTTCGCATCGGAGAGAATCTCCTGCGCGCCCGAGAACAGCGTGGTGTACTGGTTGCGGAAGAGTGGGCTGATCCAAATCTGGTCAGGCTCTTCTCCAGCAGTGTTCATCACAGTGTCAAAGACTTGCTGAATGCGGTCGAGGCTAATCGGCGTTGTCGCGCCAGCCGCCCCGCCCATGGACAGAATGTGCGACTGGAGCGTCTGCGTCGATGCAGTGCCGCCAAGGTTGCCACGCTGAAGCCCATGCACGAGCGGGTCAGCAAGATTGCCGTAGAGGCCCTCTGGCTCAAGCCCGCAGATGTTGGCGACAGCCTCAGAGGCCGACCCAGCGCCCGCAGTGGCCTGCGTCGGGTTGACCTTCACGGCAATCGCGGTTCCAACAGGAAGCGTGTTGGTCAGCACGTTTGTAGGAGCGGCAACAGTCGTACCAACTGTGATCTGCCCAAGCGCCGCGTTGATGTTTGCCGCAGTCAGAAACACCGAGTCGTTGACCGCAGTGCCAATCGGCTCGTAGGTCGCTGCATTGGCAAAGCCAACACCCGTTCCGGCGCCTACGCTTGCGCCCGTGTTGATCAACTGGATACGCAGCGTCTGGCCAGTAGCCTCAACAGCGGTTGCAACAGCCAAGAGCTTGTTAATGTCGCCGAAGAAATCAGCAGCCACGCCAGTGATTCCGCCAACACCAGCCGTTCGCAGGGTGATAAAGCCAACAACGTGTCCACCGGAGGTGGTCATGCGGTTTGCTCGGTTCTTGGCGGCCTCTTTGGCTCCGTCCATTTCGAGTTCCAGCGCACCGATGAAGGCTCCTGCTCCGCCCTTCTTGGCAGACTTGAGAGACTTGTTGGTGATTTGGAATCGAGACACCAGGCTCATGGCGGTAACCACCATTCGCTCAGTTCCGACGTTGCCGGCGGTGGGCAGGTTGCCACCATCGTCAATGTAGCCGACGCCCGTGTTACGGGTAGTCTTGATTGGGAAAATTGCCTGTGAACCAGACCACGAAACACTTTGCTTCGAGAACTCGTTCAGAATGTCGATTTCCTCATTAAGCTGCGTCGTAATAGGAGATACATAGAACTCCTTTAGTGCAGCATTGAGGGTCGTCAGATTCGCGACCATTTGATTGTCCTCCTAGGGACTAGCTGTCGAAAAAACCTTCCTGGCGCAGCATGCGGGCCATACTCTCACGGGCACTGTCCATAGTGGGCTCTGGGCCGGAATCAATGTTGAGCGAGTCGTTCGACGACCTAGGGACGCGCGGTGCCACGTTGTGTGACCCCGTTCCCTGTGTCTGCGAAGTCCTGTACTCGTCAATTCCGGCTTGCTTGTAGTGCGTCACCATAGACCGGTACCTGTCAGCGTAAACCTTCATCGCGTCCAGGGACTTGTGGTCAATTACAGCTTGGTAGAGGACATCCTCTGGCACGTCAGGATACTCGGCTTGGATCTCCGACATCTTGCTATCAAGGAGCTTCTCGCCCTCGGCGAGTTTTGCTTGCTCCTCAAAAGCCGCAAGTCGTTGTTCCAACGCTGAGTAACGGTCTGGCTGTTCTTCGCCAAACCCGCCTCCGAAGAGGTCGTCAGAGCTAAAGTCATCTTCTTCCGCAGGAGGAGTGGCTAATTGTGACCGCTCTTGCTGCATCGCGTCGAGCTTCTTTTGAAGCTCTTCGTTTTGCGTCTGCACTTCGCGGTACTTGTGGTTCTCCTCGCGAAACCGTGCATACGGAATCGTGTCAGGAGGACCGTCTTGAGCATTTGACGGCTGCTCGCCTACCGACTCCGACGCCTCAATCTCTGGGCTGCTGTCTCCCTGAAAATCCTCGTCGGCCTCGCCCTCTCCCATTGCCTCTTGATTATCGTCCTCGGCATCGTCGGACGTAGTGTCGAGTTCCATAGACTCATCCACAGCAGGGTCGTCGGCAAATGACTCATTAATCATCGCTTCGACTGCTGCTTGTGCTGATTCGTCCAGTAAACTCATGGCTGTCCCTTTTGTTTAACGCCAGGTGGACACCCGGCTGTGGACGATTTAATCGATTTGCATAGCGCTTGGCAAGTCTTCGTCTAAGAAGTCCATCACATCGTCGTCCTCAAAGTGCCCTTCGGGCTCGTCCTCAGGACGCCTGCCGGTCTGCTTCTTGTATTGCCGGCGCTCCGTAAAGCCCACGGGGCGGCGGCGCTGCTTTTGCTCTTTGACGTGATAGGCCTGCTCAAAACCCATCACGGCCAACGCAGCAGCAAACACCATGTCATCGTGCTTCCCGATGTCGTGCATGGGCTTGCCGGCCGCGGTGTAAACGAAAGTGTTGATCTCATGCTGCATTCGAGGGTCAACCACCTCAAACCAGCCGCGAGACACCCACTCCTGAAGCCGAGCAAGCATGATGGGCCGCGTCTCAGCGCCAGTCCACCAACCCATCTTCGACGGGTCCGGCACCTTGATGTCCGCAAACTTTGGCTGGGTGTAAACCTGCCCCCAGTTGCTCATCACAAGGTGCTCAATAACAGCAGCGCCGTTGTTGTTTCGCTCAGGAACAACCAGGGCTCCCCACTTCTTGGCCTCTTGCAGCACGCGCTGAGAGAACCAAATGATAGGCATGCGACCGTAAAACGACGCCACCGTCTTAATCTTAGG